GGGCCGAAAACCTCGTGTTGTTTTCAAAAGGCCTGGCCTGGAAACAGGCATAGGCGGTCTAACCATATCGAAGTAGACATTGCGGGCCGCGCAAGGCGGTTCGTGCCTCAGGGTGCCGCGCAATGCGGCTGAGGGAGTGAATTGCGATGCCTAGTGGAGGCGCGAGGGCTCGTTCGGGCCCGGCTCCGGACCCGATGAGTCTGCGGCAGGACCGTAAGGATGTCAAGGCCGGTTGGACGACGCTGCCGGCGGAGGGCCGGGTGGGTGATCCGCCGCCGTGGCCGTTGTTCGGTCAGTCTGAACGCGAGGCCGAGATGTGGGACGCGTTTTGGCGGAAGCCGCAGGCGATCATTTGGGAGCGGGACCACATTGTGGAGCCGGTCGCGTTGTTCGTGCGGCAGTTCTGCGAGGGCGAGTTGCCGATGACGTCGGCTGAGAACCGGAAGACGATCAAGGCGTATCTCGCTGACCTGTATTTGACGTCGGATTCGTTGGCTCGGGCGCATTTGCGGATCGCGTCGGATGAGGTGGCGGAGAAGCGAGCGAAGCCGGCGGTTCGGATGTCGGCGCGGGACAGGTTGAAGGTCGTCGATAGTGGCGACTAGGACGATTTCGCGCGCGGGCCGATATGTGTGGCGCGGTACGACGCGGATGGTCCCGGCATGGGTCGATCCGGCTCCGAATGTGATGACGCGTTCTTGGCGGTTCTTGCGACGCAACGGGCTGATTGAGCCGCTGTGCTGGTGCGATTCGCGCCAATGCTGTGGCGAGTGCCGTGGCGACGGAGCCTGACCCGTACGTCGTCGACTTCCCGACGCTGTGGATCGTCCCTGACTGGATCGAAGAGCATTGCATCGTCCCGGACGGGTTCGCTAAGGGCGACCGGTTCGAGATGTACGACTGGCAGCTGTGGTGCACGGTTAATCATTACCGGGTCAAGGCGGGTGCTAGGTCGGGGCAGTTGGCGCCGGCGTTCGAGAACCGTCGCTCGCAGGTGGTGGCTCCGCAGAAGACGGGCAAGGGGCCGTGGTCGGCGTCGATCATCTGCGCCGAAGCGGTGGGTCCTGCGGTGTTCGCTGGCTGGGCGGCTGGTGGTGAGGCTTACGACTGCGCCGACCACGGCTGTTCGTGCGGCTGGGGGTATGAGTACAAGCCCGGTGAGCCGATGGGTTGGCCATGGCCGACGCCGCTGATCCAGTTGTTGGCGACGTCGATCGAGCAGACGGACAACATCTACCGGCCGTTGCAGTCGATGGTTCGTCATGGTCCGCTCGGTGAGCAGATGCGTGTCGGTGAGGGGTTCATTCGATTGCCGAATGACGGCCGGATCGACCCGGTGACGTCACAGGCGCAGTCGAAGTTGGGCAATCCGATCACGTTCGCTATGCAGGACGAGTCCGGGCTGTACACGAAGACGAACGGCATGGTCCGGGTCGCCCAGACGCAGCGGCGGGGCGCGGCTGGCATGGGCGGCCGGTCGATGGAGACGACTAACCCATGGGACCCGGCGGAGAATTCGACGGCTCAGCAGACGTTCGAGTCCCGCCGTCCGGACATCTTCAAGTTCTACCGCCAGCCACCGGCCGGGTTGAGCTACATGAACAAGGCGGAGCGGCGCAGGATTCACGCTTTCGCCTACAAAGGCTCGACGCATGTGGACTTGGACTCGATCGAGGCTGAGGCGGCGGAGCTGATCGAGACCGATCCGGCGCAGGCTGAGCGGTTTTTCGGGAACAGGCTCGTGCAAGGGCTCGGGTCGTGGCTTCCGGACGGTTTGTGGAAGTCGCGGGAGGTTGCGAGGCCGTATCCGCCGAAGGGGACGGCGGTGTGCCTCGGCTTCGACGGGTCGGACAGCGACGACTGCACCGGGATCAGGCTGCGGACGTTGGATGGGCACCGGTTCACCCCGATCTACGGCCCCGATAAGCGCCCGACGTTCTGGGACCCCAAAGAATGGGGCGGCAGCATCCCGCGGGGCGAAGTGAACGCCGCTGTGGACGAGATTTGCTCCTATTTCAAGGTCAAGAGGGCCTATTGCGACCCTCGGGACTGGCAGTCGGAGATCGGGGATTGGGCGCTCAAGCACGGCGATGACGTGTTCCTTGAGTGGGCGACGTACCGGATCAAGCAGATGCATGAGGCGCTGCTCCGGTCGGTGACGGACTTGAAAACGGGCCGTTCGACGCATGATCCGTGCCCGATCACTGAGCTGCATGTTGCGAACGCTCGGAAGGTCGCCAAGCCGGGTGAGCGGTACATCCTCGGCAAGCCTCACGGGGCGCAGCACCAGAAGATCGACATGGCGATGGCCGACACCCTCTGCCACGAGGCCGGCGAGGACGCCCTGCTCGACGGGTGGGGCAAGCCGGAACCGACGAACTACTTCTACAGCGCCTAAGGAGGGCTCATGGAAGCGAGCGAAGCCCTCAACTTGGCGCAGAAGATGTGGCTGAAGATCCAAGCCCAGCGGCATTCGCACGGCGTGGACGAGCCGGTGCATTCCCCTCGCGGAATCCACGGCTATCTCGACTGCTACCGGGGCGTGCACAAGCTCAGGTTCGCGTCGAACGACTTCGCAGAGTTCCACATGGGCCGCTACGACGGGTTTTCTGACAACTGGTGCGCCCCTGTCGTCGATGCGAAGGCGGAGAGGCTCAACCAGCTCGGTATCCGCCTCGGCGACGACACGCGCGAGGCCGATAAGGAGATGCAGCGCGTCTGGGACGCCAACGACGGTGACCGCGGCCTGTCGGAGGCGATCACAGTGGCGTTGGCGGCTGGGCGTTCCTACGGCATGGTCTGGGGCAACCCTGACGATGAAGACACGCCAGCGGTTACTTTCGAGCATCCGGAGTTCTGCACCGTCGCCTATGATCCCGACACGCGGCAGGCGACGGCGAGCGCTAAAGCATGGTTCGACGACGAGCAGAACGGCGCGCTGACCCTCGACGCGGGTGGTCAGTTGTGGAAGTGGAAGTGGTCTGTCCCGTCTGACGGCGACCCTCGCCGTCAGGTGACGTGGGAGCCTCGGCAGGGCGCGAAAGACGACACGTGGCCTATCAAGAACCCGATGGGTGTGCCGTCGATCGTGGAGTTCCGGAACGTGGCGCTCTTGGATGACCGGCCGATCTCCGACCTGGCTGGGGTCGCTGCGATGCAAGACGCGATCAACCTCGTATGGGCGTATCTGTTCAACAACCTCGACTACGCGTCGATGCCTGCCCGGGTCGCGATGGGCGCGGACTACCCGAAAATCCCGATCCTCGACTCGGACGGGCAGATCATCGGCAGCAAGCCCGCTGATTTGAAGAAGATGATCACCGACCGGATCATGTTCCTGACCGGCGAGAACGCGAAGATCGCGACCTGGCCAGCGGCGGCCTTGGATGTGTTCACGAACGTCATCGGGCTTGCGGTGGATCATGTGGCGGCGCAGACCCGCACCCCGCCGCATTACCTGATCGGGAAGATGGCGAACATGGCCGCCGAAGCGTTGACCGTCGCAGAGACGGGCCTCGTGGCTGCTGTGGTGCAGCGTCAGGCCTACTTCACGCGTCCCTTGCGTGAGATGTATCGGCGGATCGCGCTCGCGCAGGGCAACGAGGCGCGCGCTAAGCAGGCCCGGACCGGGAAAATCGTGTGGTCTGACCCGCAATACCGTTCGCTGAGCCAGAAGATCGACGCGTTCCAGAAATGGCGCGCGTCAGGCCTGCCTCTGCGGTTCCTGTTGGAGTGGTACGGCCTCGAAGCGTCCGAGGTCGACCGGGTTATGAAGATGGCCGAGGAAGAGAACGACATGCTCGTCTCGGCGAAGCCGATCCCCGCCCCGCAAGGCGCTGTCCTGCCGCGTGGTAACTCGACGCTCACTCTCTCGGGCGACGCAACGCCGCCCGCACCTGGCCCGATAGACACACCTGGGCCCGAAACACCCTGACCGCGCAACGCGGCTAGTTCCCAACCCTCTCGCAAGGAGAGCAAGCATGACCGCACCAATCGAAACCGAGATCGACGAGACCGAGCCTGACAACGCCGCCCAGAATGGCGCCGAGAGCGCCGAGAGCGCCGAGAACGCGGGACAGAATCAGGACGGGACCGCTGATCTCGGAGACGCCGGCAAGAAGGCTCTGGACGCCATGAAAGCGAAGTGGCGTGCGGAGCGGGACCGGGCGAAGGCAGCAGAGGACAAGCTTGCCGCTGCTACTAAGCCCCCGGCGGACGATGACAAGCCTGATCTCGACGCGATTCGGAAGCAGGCTCGCGAAGAGGTTCAGGCCGAATCGTTGCGCGAGCGGGCGTTGGACAAGCTCGAAGCGAAGGCCGCGCGCCTGTTCCAGAACCCTGAGGACGCCCGCGCGTTCCTCGCCAGCAAGGTCGATGACTTCCTCGACGATGGCAAGATCGACGTCGAAGCGATCGGCGACGCATTGAAGGATCTATTGACAGACCGTCCCTACCTCGGGGTCACGCAAGGTGACGCCAAGCGGTTCCAGGGAACCGGCGACGGCGGACCGAAGGGCAGCGCGGGCAAGCCGCAACTGACCAAGGCCGACGTCGAGAAGCTTGCCGCGCAGGGCAAGCACACCGAGATCGAAGCCGCTCGTGTCGATGGGCGGCTGAACACCCTTCTCGGCATCACCTGACCCAACCTGCCTAGACAGCCCGCGCCGACCCCGGCGACGGGCAATTTGGCGTACCCCGAAAGGAGATCGCTGTGGCGATCACGAAATTCATCCCCGAGGTGTGGTCCGCGACCCTCCTCTCGGTCCTGCAGAAGTCCCTCGTCTACGCGGGCGCGCCTTGCGTGAACCGCAACTACGAGGGTGACATCTCCGCCTACGGCGACACGGTGCACATCGTGTCGATCGCCGACCCGACGATCGGCGACTACACCAAGGACACCGACCTGTCGGTCGAGGTTCTGACCGACAGCGAGCAGCTGCTCGTCATCGACCAGGCGAAGTCGTTCGCGTTCGAGATCGACGACATCGATGCTCGGCAGGCTCGCTCTGGCGGGGCGCTGATGACCGAGGCTGCGCAGCGCGCCGGCTTCGGGCTGCGGGACAAGGCGGATCAGTATGTCGCTGGTCTGATGTGGGCGGCTGCGGGCAACGACCTCGGCCACATCGACGGCAGCACCGCCACTAACGTGTACGACAAGCTCGTCGTTCCCGCCTCCGTGGCGTTGGACGAGAACAACGTCCCGACCGAAGGCCGGTTCCTCGTCGTCACCCCCGCCGCCTACGGGCAGTTGCAGCTCGACTCCCGGTTCATCAAGCAGAACGAGTCCGGAACCAACGCGCTGCACAACGGCGTCGTCGGCGAGGCGGGTGGCTTCACCATCCTGAAGTCGAACAACGCACCGGCGACCGATCGTTCGATCACGTCGAGCATCACGGTCGCGACGACCGCGAAGACGCTCACTTCGACGACTGCGGTGTTCCACCAGTCCGATGTGGGGAGCACCGTCGCGGGCACGAACATCACGGATGGTTCGAAGATCGCCAGCGTCTCGGCGGACGGCAAGACCGCGACGATGGACACTGCGGGCGCCACTGCGGCGGCGCAGACCGACACGGTTCTGTCCGCCGGCAGCAAGCTGGCAATCGCAGGATCGGCGATCGCCACCTCGTACGCGGAGCAGATCAACAAGGTTGAGGCGTTCCGGCCCGAGAAGCGGTTCGCGGACGCGTTGAAGGGCCTGCACCTGTACGGCGGGAAGGTTGTCCGGCCCGAGGCGCTGGTTATCGCTTCGGTCGCGACCTCCTAACCATCCGTTCACTGATCCGCGAGGGAGGCCGTCGTGGCAATTGACCCGCTCGCTACGGCGGCCGACCTCACGGCCCGCAACATCACCGTCCCGGACGGGATGGACGCCGACACGGTCCTGCAATCCGCGACCGACTCGGTGCGGGACGCCGCAGGATGCCCGATCACGGTCGCCACGTCCACGGTGACGCTCGTAGCCGATGACTGGCGGGAATTGGACCTGCCAGGTGGCCCGGTGTCGTCTGTGGCGTCTGTGGAGGTCGGCGGTGAGGCGTTCACCGACTACCGCAAGATCGATTCGACCCTCTACGCGTCTCGGCCATGGTCCTACTGCCTGCCGGTCGAGGTCACGGTCACTTACACGCACGGCTACCCGATCGTCCCGACGGACATCGTGGACCTGGTGTGCGCGATGGCGGCGATGGCGTTCAAAGCCGACGGGGACTACGGCGCGACTGGTCAGTTGCAGTCGTTGAAGCTCGGCGAGTACTCCGAGACCTACACGCATGTTCGAGGTAGCGAGTCGGCTTCACCGGTCGCGATCCCTGACACTGTGCGGGACCGGCTGCGGGTGAGGTTCGGTACCACCGTTGCTGTCGTCGGGTCGCGTCGGTGAGCATCGCAACCCGGTTCAAAGACCCGGTCACCGTGGAGACGTATCTCGGGTCCGGGGCTTACGGGGACGTGTTCGCCGACCCAGAAACCCGTTATGGGCAGGTGCTTGGCGGCACGCGGCTCGTCAGGAATGCCGCGGGTGAAGAGGTCGTGTCGCAGACGACGATCCACGGCCCGATCAGCGACGCGCCCGATGATCCTCCTACCGCCGGCCAGTACGCGCCCGGATCGCAGGTGACGGTGAACGGCCGCACCGCGCGCGTGATCATCGCGATACGCATGGCCCCGGCCGCCGCGCCGTCGCGCATTCATCACGTCGTCGTCCATCTCACCTAGGGAGGTTGCGATGGGTGTCGAGGTGAAGTTGGAGATGAACACTGCCTTGCCGGCGGAGATCACCGCAGCGGTAGATCGTGGCCTGCTCCAAGCGGGCAAGACGTTACTGGCGTTGTCGGACACGCTCGTCCCGGTCGAGGCCGGCGCGCCGAAGCACGGCGTGCATGGTCGCGACACTGGGTTCACCAGGATCGACCAGACGGGCGCTGAAGCTCGGGTAGCGGTCGGTTACGAGGCGTTCTGGCTCGTGTGGCAGCACGAACGGATGGATTACAAGCACCCGAACGGCGGCCAGGCGAAGTTCCTTGAGACAGCGATGATCGAGGG